TTGTTGTAACATTTGGATCGTTTGAGATTGTTGCAAATGATCCAACTAATTGGGTTCCCGCTCCGCTTGCTGTAAGGGTAGTTCCAACTCCAATTACTAAATTTCTATTCATCTCATAATATCCAAGGATACTTGAAGATGAAGATGGGTTAAAATAATATACCGCTCCAGAACTAAACCCTTGTGGGCCTTGAGGCCCGGTTGCTCCCGTAGCTCCGATGCCAGTAGCCCCCGTTGCACCAGTTGCTCCCGCTCCTGTGGCTCCAATATCACCAGTAGAACCAGTAGCTCCTCTAACCCCAGTCAATCCTGTAGCTCCTGTTGCGCCTGTGGTTCCGAGATCACCAGTAGCTCCAGTCGCTCCAACGTCTCCTTGGACTCCAGTAGCTCCCGTTGCTCCGACATCACCTTGAATACCAGTGGCTCCAGTCGAACCAGTTGCTCCATCAAGCCCAGCAATTCCCGTTGCGCCAGTAGAACCCGTAGCACCATCTATTCCAGAGATGCCAGTAGCACCAGTCGAACCAGTTGCTCCGTCTAACCCAGCGGTTCCTGTGGCTCCTGTTGCACCATCTGGGCCAGTAGCACCACCATCAGCAACTGGTGTCCATGACGCATTAATTGATCCGGGTGTTGGCGGATAACCGGGGTTTAGTGGGTTGCCAGTTCTGTAATAATACCCACCAAGATAGGTGACTGCTGCTCCAAGATTATAAGAAGCTCCGTTGTCATATACTGTCGCTGGCAATGTCCAAGGCGTTGGCCCTTGTAATCCCGTGGAACCAGTAGCTCCATCATTACCATTAATTCCACTAGCTCCTGTGCTGCCCGTGGCTCCGTCTGTTCCTATTCCAGTCGCGCCTGTGCTTCCAGTCGCGCCCGTAGCCCCAGTCGGGCCTCCAGATGGCCCCGTAGCACCAGTGGCCCCAATTGCTGCGCTGGATTGACTTCCAGTGAAGTCAAGTTTTCCAGTAAATGGGTTAAATGTGAGTGCCATATTTTATTGTTCCTTTTTTTAAATTATTTTGTCAAGCAGTTATGTCAGGGCCAACAGGCCAAGATAAGCCCTCTTTCACTATCTGCTCTTCGCATTCTTCGTGTGTTCCAACAAATAATGTTTGTGGCGTGGCAATTGATTGGTCTGTTTGTTCGTAGAAAATAATTGTTTTATCTTCATATGCCAATTTCCATTTGCCTATAGAATCGTCGTATGACCAGCCATTTGCGCTTGGAGTAATTATCATGGGACTGTTACAGAGAGGGTTGAGTTTGTTGAATTATAAGTTGCCGTTGTTCCAGCAGGAACTCCTGTAAGTGTCCCTACGCCCCAAGTGCCTGATGTTGAACCTTGAAAGAAGCGAAATGTTGTAACTCCAGATGGAGGCGAAACATTGAACGAAACAGCAACGAATAAGCCAGCCGAGTTAAAAGTTGCAGTCGCAGTTGATGCTCCAGTTGTTTTGAACGCTCGCAACAATCCCGTAATAATTGTTTGCCCTGTGTAGGACAATGTTCCAGACAGAATAAGGGTTCCGTTGCCCGATTTGGTCAAGTTTCCGCCCCCTGCAATATTGCCTGTAATAGTTATCGTATTTGCTCCGAGTGTGCGAATCTGAATTGCAGTAGTTAATTGAAAATCGTTAGGTAGGGTTACATTCGCCGATGTGTCGATGCGTCCTACAGCGTTTGACACAGTAAGAAGTCCCGTTCCAAAAGCATTGCTTGATGTGTACAATATATAGGCACTTGTTCCTGCAGCAACATACGATGTCCCTCCAGAGTAAGTATTGTTCCCATTTATTGTTAAAATTGCCGCTCCAGTCTTTCTTAATGTTCCTGCTCCACTTATAACTCCGTTGAGAGTTGATGCTGCTGTAACTTCAAGCGTTCCAGCGTTGATTTGCGTTTGCCCCGTGTAGTTGCAAGTGCCAGATAGAGTTAATTGACCAGCCCCGTTCTTAATTAGCCCTCTTGTGCCTGTCAATGCGGTGGAGATAGTCGTGCTTATGTAACACATGAATTGGCGAAACGCCGCAGTTGCAGACGCAATTGCAGTTACATTGGTTCCACCTACTTTTGCTGCGTTAGAGTTTGTTAAAATCATCCTACAATTATGGCGAATTAAACGCCGCTGCGATTTGATCTCCCGTTGTTGCCACAGTAGAACATTGCGCTAGACGAGCTAATTCCACGGCTAACGTAGCGCGAATCTCGGCGGGGGTTAGGACTGCCGTGCCAGTGGTCGAATCGACAGGAACGCCAAAACCAACCGAGGCGGCGGCTGGAATATATGCAACGCCCGTCAATGCTCCGCTTGCATACACGGTTCCAAAGCGAACGTCCGTGATGGCGGCTTGTCCTAGAGAGTTGTCGGCGGTGAAGAAATCCGAATATGTTGTCGATCCGTTTTTTGCTTGGCGAATTTTTGCAATGGAAGGCGTGGGATCGATTAAGAATTTGATGGCGTAGACTGCGGCTGTGCCGTTTGCGCTGCTTATGAGCGAGCCGCTCACCTTGACGCCGCTGGCGGCTGTGCTTGCCGATGCTAATCCATTTGCCGAGTTGGTGGCGATTATGTCGCCTGTCCATACAATAGTTCCTGTGCTGGCGTTGTTGAGACCTGTTGCGGTTGCGCCGCTCCCGCCTGTCAGTGTGGTCGAGGTTGCTGTGACTGTTCCGGTGCTGACGTTATTGAGGCCAAATGCGGCGACCCCACTTCCACCTGTAACCGTGCTGGATGTGATGGTGATTGTGCCTGTGCTGGCGTTTCGTATTCCATCAGTATTTGAAGCACTTCCACCTGTCACCGTGCTGCCGTTGACGATGATTGTGCCTGTGCTGGTATTTTGTATTCCGTAAATCGATGTACTTGATGTTCCACCTGAAACCGTGCTGGAGGTGATGGTGATTGTGCCTGTGCTGGCGTTGTTAAGTGCAGTCCCTTGTTGTCCCCCTGTGGCTGTACTTGAAGTAATCGTTACCGCGCCTGTGCTGGCGTTATTGAGGCCCAATGCAAATCCTGCAAAACCACCTGTGAGCGTGCTGGATGTTACGGTGACCGTGCCTGTGCTGGCGTTGTTGAGGCCAAATGCGAATCCCCCACTCCCACCCGTAACCGTGCTTGCATTTGTAAATGCAATCGTTCCTGCCGCTGACGTGGATTCGATGGCGTGTGCTCCGTTTGCAGTTGTTGTGCCTGTAACCCTACCGCCTGTCGCAACGATGCCGTCGAGCGTCAAAGTTCCACTGGATGAAAACGCAATAGCGCGAGTCGATAGCGTAAAAGCCGATCCTGTAGCGTGGCATCCTGCTAGAGTTGAGCTTGCGGCGGCGGAGACCGTCAAGCAATTTGCCGACCCTGCTTGTATATATGCACCGGTGATGTTGTAGCTTGCCGCCATCGTGAAGCTCCCGCCTGTTGCAACGGTGATCGGCGTGTTGACGTAGTTCAACAACGCACCCATTCTGCGAGCGGTTCCGGTGGTCGCTGTGCCGACGGTGACGGCTTGGAAAATCTGACCGACTGCCGAGGTGATCGCGACTGCCGTTCCTGCATTTGTTCCAGGCGCAATGCAGTTTGCCGTTAGCGCAAAGTTCGTCGTACCGACCGATACGACCATGTAAATTTGCCCTGCGATAAACGATCCGCTGGTGTCCACGGTTGAGCCTGTAAGGTCGATGGATTGGTCGAGTGCGACCGTAAATCCGTTTGCGTAGACCGTGTCGTTGAGCGATGGCACTACGCCACCTGTCCATGTTGCTGATGCGCTCCAGTTCCCGCTTGCGGCTGCTTTGATAGTGGCCATGATTAAAGTCCTTTGGAGTAGATGAATTTTTGCAACGCAGCCTGCACTTCGGAGACTGCCGTGCGGGCCTCGTCGTCGGCTACGGCGAGGGAGCCAAAAAGCACGGTGCGGGATTCGGCGGCTTGCTCGATCTGGTCACCTTCAAAGCGCGTGGGCGTGAGGGTGAGGACAACCGAGGCGTCCGGTTGGTCGGGCGCGTTGTAGCGTCCAGAGACGGCGAGCGTCATGGCGTAGCGGTCGTAGGTTTTGCCGTCGATTTGGAGTGGTGTGGTAGCGTTCATGGTGTTTGGATTTTTTTAGGTTAGCTGTAGGAAAGTGAGGTGCGGTTGCTCCAAGCACCGCTGGCGTTAGTTTTGGTTGTTGTTCCTGAGCTTGAAATTTGCAGTCGAGTTATTATCCAGCCTGATGCTGATTCGCTTGTTCCATCCACAGCAGTTCCAGTGTAGGAATATGGATCGGAATAAACGTGTCGCACCTCATAGCTTTGCGAGCCACCGTTTACATTTGATAGAGTTGCTAGTGTGCCAGACGCACTAGGAAAAGTGAAAGTTTTTGTAGTACCTCCCGCCGTTATGGTGAGGTTTCCGTTGTTTTGCAGTTCTAGTAATTGACTGCTATCAGGGGAATAAATTTCGTCGTGCGAATGCACAGACATACCGCCAATTTCTTGGATTGCACCCGTAGATGGATGCTTGGCGTAAAGTTTTTTGTCAGCGTGATTTATGCAAATCTCGCCAGATGCAAGGTCTGCGTTTGCAGGAACCCGTGCAGCAATTGTGCTTTTTTTAGGGACTATGATTGGATTAGCCATTATAGAATGGGATGCCCCTAGGGGTTTTGATCCCCCTAGAGGACTTTAGTTTAGGGACTAGTAAGTTCCGCCGTCGATGGTGGTTTCGAGAGCAGTTACGCGAGTGTCAAGAGCCGAATCAGCCGATTGACGAGCCGATACTTCGGAAGCCAAAGCAGCGTTGTTGCTCGTTACATAACCAGCGAATGCAGAATCATTTGCCGTATCAACGCTGTTGATAAGGGAAACGATTTCAGCAAACGTGTCACTGTCTGCGCTTGCGGCAGAAAGGATTGCGTCGATGCGGTTTTTCTCAGTTGTGATTTTGCCGTCGAGGGCCGAATCAGCACTGGTGCGGTTGCTTGTCTCAGTAGAGAGATTGCCAGCGATAACACCTTCAGCGGCAGTAGCGCGGGAAACCTCTGCTGAAACTGCCGATGTCAATGTGCTGTCAGCGGCGATACGAGCAGACTCTTCAGAAGAAAGATTGCTTGTGAGGGTGCTGTCAGCACTGATACGAGCGGCTTCTTCTGCGGCGATAGCGGCAGTAAGAGTCGAGTTCGCGGCAGATACAGCGGCATCAGCATACGATTTGGTAGCGAATGTGCCTTCGCCGCCGACGATGAGTACTGATCCGTCAGCTTTACCGACGAAGAGGTTTTTATTGGTTAGGTCGATTGCCAACTCTCCAGAAGAAAGACTTGCTGGAGCGGAAGAACCGCGTTTGATACGAATGATTGGATTTGCCATAGTTTTTTATTGTTTTTTGTTTTTTTGTTTTTCTGGTTATTCAGAAAGTTTTAAGGTGCTGGACTATATTCTCCTGCATCAATTTCAGCTACATTTGTAAGTTCTCCGCTTTGTATTTGAGCAACTTCGTTTCCATTAGGCAATGTACCATCAACGCTGATTGTGAGCGAGGCACTAGGACTAAAATCTAGCTTGCCGGTAAATGGGTTGAATCTAACTGCCATAAATTAAGGGTATGTTACAGTTATAGTCGTTAGATTTGCATCATTAGTTGTCGGAGGATTAACTGAGTAGAACAAGTTTAATGTAGCTACTGGAACTCCAGCATTGAGATATTGCACTGTTGCAATGTTATTTGTTGTTCCGTAATACGCAATATCAATCTGATCGTAAGCAGGAATATCAAATCCCGCGATCTGTTTTAGAGACTCGTAGATATTAAAGTTCTGCTGATCTGGAGCTAGATCAGTAAAGCAGGGTTGTGAGATTGCCATAAGATTAGATTGTTATCGTTAACGATAATTAGGTAACAATAAGCGCAGCAGCAACAGCTTCGTTAAGAACAAAGAGTTGTTGGTCTTCAGTTGTTTGTACAAAGCAGTTTTCAGTTACTGGGGTAAGTCCACCGATTGTAGCAAAGGCCAGATAAAATTGATAAAGCCTAGAGGCATCGCTGGCTGCATCAAAGCAACCGAAAGAAATTGGAGTAATGCCAGCCGCCGCCGAAACCGTAATCAGAAGTGGATAGAATTTATTGTGGTAAGGTAAAGATGTAAAGCAAGCCATAGTTTTAGAAAAGGTTATGGGCAGGGAGGGTTAAAGACCTCCCCACCCAATAATGGGGAATGAGTTAGTAGTAGATACCAACAACGTAGGCGTTCACATAAAGTGCGCCAACACGTCCAGCAGTATCAGCACCAGAAACAACATCAACACCAGCGTTTTCGTAGGTGAATGTAGTCGAATCAACAACGATGATTTCAGCTTGCACGTCATTGAACGTAGCATCGGTCATGCTGGCAATCGTGATTGTGTCGCCCGTGGAGAAACCATGAGCAGCACCAGTTACGATTGTAGCAACGCCCGAAGTACGGGAACGAGTTGCGGTAGCTTGACCAGCACCAACAGTGGATTTCAACAAACGGAGTTTGCTAGCACCAGTGATGATGTAAGGGTTAGCGGCAATCGTAAGGGGATTGTAGCGGCCTTGGTTATCAAGAGCGTCAGTGATGGTGAGTGAGGAGGTGATGTTTTCGCCAGTGGTTCCGTTGTCAACGATCACGATTGGATCGGTGGCAGTGGTTCCGCGAGCGTAGGCAGTCTCCAATACAATGCTAGTTGGAAAGAACTTAGTGTCTTCGTCGTTAAGAACGAGGAGGTCAGCGTCTCCAGCAGCGAGGAGGTTTACGGCAATCGGGCCAAACAAGTTGACACGATCATAAGCGAGTGGTCGAGAATTAGACATATTATATTTTATTTAAGGTTATGGGGAGAGGCTTTCGCCCCTCCCCTATTTAACTTAGGAAGGCACAACAATGTCACCTACACCAGCGCAGCTATAGCAATCCTGATTGTTCTCAGGAACGATATAGGTCTGCACTTCGCAGCAGGAACCGTAGAGGTTCTTGCTCTTGGGCATACGATGTT